GGTTTATATGTGTCATCTCCACCATATCCAATAAAATCACCTTGAATGATCTTATCTGTGCGTGGCAGACAATCAAAACAATCGTGCAGAATATCCCTTACTTCACCTTCATAATGCACGTCAATCTCTTCGTGAGAGTGTGCAATACGAATCTTTTTCTTGTTGAATACTGCTTTTGTACCAACAAAGAATGTACCAGTTGCAGGATCTGTGCCCCAAACAATCGCAGGGCAACCATCCATCTTCACAGAAACGTGTGCTGATTCAGTGAACCAATCAAGAACAGAAAGGTCGCCCGTGAGAATAGAATCTTCGGGATGTTGCAGGTGGAGATTTTTCATATCAGGAAAGAATGTGAATGTAATCAATAGAATTAACGCACCAACCTGTAGATGCAGTAATCTCTTCTACAAGGTCTTCACTATCATCAGCATCCCAAGTTGTTGACAGAACCTCATCAATAATCTCCTGTTTTTCTGTTACAGGAAACTCACCGATGCTATCATCAAAATCAAAGTCAATTTCAGTAACGCGAAACTTCATTTGCCCACTCCATAATCAGAAGCAGTTGCTTCCAGAGAACCAATTTCTGTCATTGGTTGTGGTGACTCAGGCATCAAATCCATCAGGGTTTCTTCACCATAATACTCCAGAATCTCCTCCTTCACATCATCTTCGTCCCAATCCTTAATGTTTTGTTCAATACTCTCAACAGCAAATGTAATGAGAGTGTCCATATCCATTCCCTCAACAATCATCTCAGCGTAGTTGAGTTTGAATTGGTCAAGTTGTTTGGAGTTCATTGGTTTGTTTGAACTGAAGTCAGTATAGGGTAGAAGTGGTGCCTGTTAGGGGCAGAGTGGACAGTTAAACCACTGGCACATACATATGCCCATACTTGCCAAAAATCTCCTTAAATCGCTCTTTGTCTTTTCCTAGGTAGATGATGGCAGACTGAAATGGTGCAGCACTCGCAGCAGCACCAAAACGCAATCTTTTGTTTACAGCAATCCACGGATATTTTGCCACAGAGTTCCACCACTTCGTAGAAACATCCAACTTAATGAGAAGAACCATTTCTTTTGCATTTCCACATTCATACTGCTGTGCAGCATAAGGAACCCATTCCTTACTATTAGAATATGGGTGATTCATAAAAACACTGTCAGCAATCCATTCGTGTGCTAACCCATTTGTTTCTTCAGTATAAACTTTCTTCGCAGGTACGTTACCATTATCTGCATCATCCGAACAGGGGTCAAGGTCAACAGAACCACCGAAGAACTTAACAACATCACCAACAAATTCAACAGGAGTATTCCAGGTATCTTTACGATTACCTGTGTTTGCAGTCAACGCTTGAAGTGCAGTTACACTCATTTGAGAACCTCTTTTCCGAAACTTGGTGTTAAGTAAAATGCCATATGTTTATCCTTCAACTCAACTCCATTATAGCATAGTGGTTTATAGTTACCATACCTATCCTTTCCTGCTTTAGTACGAATTTGCAGAACTTTGTTAGGTCCGTTGATAGTATGAAGTGTGGTACGATTCACATATGCACTCTTAATTTGTGCAGAAATATATCCATAATCTTCAGCCAGTTGTTGATAATGAAGTGGATCAAGTTCTTCATTCACAACTTTCACACCCATATATTCATTATCACGACTGAAACCAACATAAACAGTTTGTGCAAGTTTCAATCCAACTTTACTCTCTTCAAACTCCAACGAATTATCAATAATATCTGCAAGACAATGATTCAACATTGTGACGGCAATACTCTCACCAACAGTGAAAGATTTGATCTCACCATCACTAAGGTCGGTCAGATTGCTGCTGTTAGCAACACCCAGCGCAGTCTCCAGAAGTTGACCACGCTCACCCTTATTCTTGCCAGGTTTCTGAAAACCACTGAAGTCAGTAGTTTTCAACCTAGCGTAGACTTGATTGGTGGAAAGTTTCATCAGAAAATCTCCGTAAAACGCTTGTGAGTTGCTTTGGTCATTCTACCATCTCGCAGCATGTTGTCACACACATTGCAGAAGACTTGAAACTTTTGTTCACGGGTGAGATGGTGTGGTGCAGCAGTTTCTGCAATCACCTTGAGCATCTGGCGTTTGTTGGTAATCATTGGTGTGTTGCGATTACTCCGTAATCATAACGGCAATACTGCCTCACTGCGCGTCCGCTGTGCCAGTTTGCGTTTTGGCACATCCAGTTCCTCCATAATGATTTGCTGTGGTAGGAAGTTCCAGCAATAGTAACTACTACTAAATGTAATCTTATCGTTTGGTCTACCATCAGGAGAATGAAACTTCATCCGCTTATCAAACATCAACAGTTGCAAATCCTTTTCTTTGAACAACTGCTTCGGTGCAGAATCATTCAACCAAGTGTTAGTCATAATCAGAGCAAATGGCTTGTTGAATGACAATGCCCGCTCAAAAAACTTACGCTTGTTTGTAAACGGCGGATTAGAAACAATCACATCCCAATGAACTTCAGGTTCCCATTGTAAGAAGTCTTGACCACAATCAAGGTGAGACATTACAATAGGATTAGTCTTAGAAATTTGCTGAACAAATTGACTCTCCACTTTGTCAAATGGACACCAAACAGTTGCACCATCTGGAATATATTTCAAGATGGGAGTAACACCATAATCAGGAGTGTAGCACTCGTCATTGTTACCTGACGAGTACATAAGTTCTTTAGAGTCCATATTCAACCCAGGATGCAAGTACCAACAGCATAAATCTCTTTCTTAGAGATTGTAACACCAATACGGGGATCTTTAGCGTTACCGTTCTTCTTCTTAGGATATTGTTTCTTCGCTTTGGGAAGAATGATAGCAAGAACATCATCACAGTTAAGTTTCCAAACTTCTGCGATTGTGCCACCATCATACCGTGCATAATAGTGGTTCTTATACTTGCCAATCTTATCTTCAATCAAATAGCGTTCTTGTTCTTCCCAAGTATCTTGAACACTAATGCCATTATACGTTGCATTGATAGAATTTGCAATAGTTGATTTATACTCACATCCACCGTCGTCATCGAAAGCATCAGCACCGCTGTAGTCATCAGCGATACGATGTCCCAGAATCCCCGCCATATGAATCTCACGGGAACGTGCATATGAGAAGGGATCACCCCACCCATTATCATCACAGAGAGCGTACATCTCCTCGTAGAGTGCTTGGTAGCGTGCTTCGGGGGTCATTGCCTCGTTTCGATTACTCCGTAATCATACAGCAGCACATAGACGGTTGGCGAACCCGTGGGACACTTCCTCAACTGGCACACCAAAAGTATCAGTCATCCACCAATCATATAGCCTCTCTTCTTCTTCCCGTGCCTCAATTTCGTGTGGTTGATGCTCATAGTCCCAATTTTCCACGGGTTCTTGTGAATAACACAATTTTCCACTCTTGAAATGCAGAGAACCACGGACCCACTGTCTCAGATGAACCAATTCGTGCAAAAGAGTCTTGATGTAAGTTTCCTTGTCCATATCCGATTGAAGTTCAATCAAAAAGTGACGAGGGCGATAAGTTTTACCCATAACATCACAGTAGCCAACAACTTGCTCACGTTTCAATCCTTTGTGAACAATATCAACAGAGATTTTGTGGCGTGGAAAGAAGTTATTCAGAAACCAAGAGGTAATATCCTCACAGAGGATTTTAGAATAACCGTATCCAGAATGGTAGATGTTAGACATGTGCCCCAGTGAAGAAACCAAATGAATGATGAAACGAATAAAAGTTTTTCTTTAGAAGTCACAATTTGTGATTGAGGAAATGGGTGATGCAGAACTTTCCATTCTTAGTTTGGGTGTCGTTCTCCAACATTCTAACAGGTGTCGAGCAGTGGAACAGCATAGATGGGAATACGATGACACGATTGTTCACACACTCAACTTGAACCTGATAGTCTGGGAATTGTAAATCTCCACCTTCAAACTTTTTAGGTTCTCTATAAAAATAAGTTACTGCTGTAAATCTACTTGCATCTTGATGAGCAGGGTATTCATTGGTATCTTCATAATACAAAATTTGTGTATTATGAGTATCAATCGCATAAAGATCAAAATACCAGTGTGGATGATTATTGATTATATCAACACAATCTAAGAATAATCTATCAGTTATTGTTAGTATGCTAGAGTGTCTTCTCTTTTTGTAAAAACTTTCAAGATACTGACAACTAACATTTTTTACATTTTTATCATTCTCTAATGCACCAGACTTATCCTCAAAAGGAGGAATTAACCTCCTTTCGGTACAAAGATAATCCAACTCTACCATGATTTCAGATTGCTCATTGTCATCATAGAAACCATCAATGACAACAAATGGTATTCTTTCCTCGTGGTATTTTACTTCCATATCATCCAGCGGTCCATGTATTCATCAAGAGTATATGTAGCATCAGTAAATGTTTCTTCTACAAGTTCACTGTGCTCCATCATTTCCAACTCCTGCCGATACTCATCTAGTGTAGGATCAGTATCGGGATTAAAGTCATCGTGGCAGAGATAATCATACTCTGCACACAATGCATTGATAAGATCTTCTCTACTGTAATTCATTCTTCTCTGGAAATAGAATAAAGATAATGAAATGAGTTGTTTGCCTTATCACAATCCTTACCAAACCATTTATCATAGTCACCATCTTCATACATGTCAAAGTAACACAATGCTGTATGAATCAGTTTAAGATCGTGTTTGTCAAGTTTGACTTCAATAGTATTATCCATATTAACCCTCAGTTCTTGTAAAGATAACCACCTGCCCAGTCGCAGTTCTTGAAAACCATCTCACGCTGTTCAATGATTCGCAAGTCAAAGCGCACACCTTTAGCAGGAGCTTTGTATGATGCTGCCTTGTAAAGTTCGCCTGTTTTCTTGTCAACAAAGGCATGAACCGAACGACTGCCATCATCAGTAACCATAATAATCTTATGATACTTGCGACCAGACTCAATCAAAAATTCATAGCAATCTTCACCACTCTTGAGTTTCTCAAGACGCTCAGAATAATACTTGCTGTCGCTGCTATTATTAGCAAAAAATTCACAGCGACGAATGACATAATTAACATAGTCTTCCTCAAGAGAACGGCAGAGCATTTGAGTCCACTCAAGCACGTTGGCAGCAATCCGCTCACGGGCGTCAGCAGAGGCGCAGTAGTCAGCAAACGAAACAGTCATTGGTTGGTTGCGTATGAACGTATTATAGGGGC